TTCTTGCTATCAGGATACTCAGCCTATCTCCCACTATCAAGGAGTCGATTATAGATTGTGACTAGAATCCTTCCAGATGGCGTAGACGAGTTGGTGAAAGAGAGAGCGGCAGTAGTACATAGAAGGTACGGCCGTTGGGTAGATAGAGAAGATTTAATTCAGGAAGGTATGCTTTGGTGCGTAACCAGAGTGGACTATCTTAGTCAAGCATTTGATGAGCCAGATGCCGAGGCTCGTAAATATAATCTCAAGCGTGTAGGGTGGCAGATACTTCGTGCGTGCGAACGTTATGCTCGCAAGGAAAAGGCACATCGCTCCGGCTATCTGACCGGAGATGAATACTTCTATGAGACCAGCACCATCGCACAGATGATGCCGCATATCCTCCGCAATATCTTTGATGGAATCTTATTAGAGCAGGCGCAACAGTTAGTGGATGATGGTATGCCACGTCGCTCCTCTGCTCCATCCGAAGGACGTAATCTCCTGGCGATGTTGATAGATATTAAACGTGGCTATGAAATCTTAGAACACCAAGATAGAAAAGATGAGACCAACCACTGCGACTACATCAAGGCTCGTTACTATGACGAGTTGAAGTTACAGCAGATGGCAGAGATGTTTGGTTGCTCAGTATCTACTGCCGATAGGCGGTGCGAGAACGCCCTCAAGGCGTTACAGCGAGTCATCGGAGGGGACAACCCGTGGAGTTAGGCACACTACAAGAGGCTCAGTTATTCGAGTACCTCAAGACCTACCACTACAACGACCTGATAAAATCAGGTAACACGTACGACACCTTTGATTGTGTGTCACAGAAAGCAGGAGTCTATGCCGAACTCAAGTGTCGTCGAACGCACTATCCGGATTTGCTCATTGAAAAAAGTAAATGGGATAACCTGGTCCTCCACGCTCACAGTCAAGACCTCGATGCGTGGTACATCAACTCAACACCAGATGGTATATACGCTTTCCATTTACAACAAGAGTTCGAACCAGAGTGGAGTGAGCGACTTATGCCTGCCACTACCGAGTTTGGAAACCGCTCAAAAATAGGGAAAATTGTGGGCTTTTTGCCCACCTCGTTAGGTAAGGTACTCTATGCCCCTCTATCCTTATAGATGTGAGTTCTGCGCTAACTACCTAGAGATAGAGCGCGGTGTTGATGAAGATAGACCGAACCCTGCGTGTAACTTCTGCGGTGTACAGATGACCCGCGTGTGGTCGGCGCCTTCTATTCAGTTCAAGGGTACTGGCTTTTATTCTACTGACAATTAGAAAGCCCCGTCCGAAAGGGTAGACGGGGCTTAGATGTAGCGGAGCGGAAAGGGTAAGAATACGCTCGACGCTACAAGTTTATTGTATCACAATCTAGTACCAGGGATTACCTCTCGCCTTCTCCCTCTTCCACTTTGCCAACGCTCGGCAGGGACTTGAATAACGATGTTTGATGTATCGCAATCCTTTAAGGATTTGGATAGCGGGGTCAGTGCTTTTCTCTTTAAGTAACTGTGCGATACCAAAGGCACTACTGTAAGGGTTGTTCGCCTTACTATCAAACCTGCTCTCATTGGTCCAAAGGGTTCGTAAACATTTCCACTGCTCACCCTTCCAGCCAAACGCTGCGTTCGCATACGCCTTAGCCATCTTCGCATTTGCCTTCTTCTCCTTCATTGTGTCGTGCTTTGCTTGTATTACTGGTGTTGATTTAGGAGGGACGAACTTCGCCCTCTCCCACTCTTGCGCGTGGGGAAGAATGAATAAGGCTAGTACCAGCACCAGTAAGGTAGCCAGCACTAGCCTACGCTTATGGTTCACCTGTTAATCTTCTCCTCTATCACCATTATTAACCACGCTATTGCTATCGCAACGAGCGCACAGATAACTACCTCTCTCATACTCTCCCCCTTCCCTGTGCTATCGCCTTCTGAATAATGTTGGTAATGTCCAGGCGCTCTGTTGGTGGGGTCTTGTCGTCGTTCTCATACCACCCACGAATGAATAGCCTGGAACCAGGCACAGCGAGGAATCTTTTAATCGCGCTCTCTTCCACATTGGTAAAGACTTTAGACTTGTTTGGCGTTACTATCTCATACTGTGTGGAAAAAGTCATCGTCTTCCCTTCTCTGCTTGGCCATTCCCAGTTCCAGATAGTGAACCATAGACATTAACTCGTTCACTACCTCCTGCCCATTGAGGGCAGGGGAGCCGAGTAGTTTCTCCGCGTTGCGCTTGTGTAACATACTGCGTTCATACAGATAGGTTGCTGTTGGGTCGCTCATATTCTTGCCCTCTCACTCTCTCGCTTGTACTTCTCTTTGCCTAGTTGTATCGCGTACTCAATCTCCTCATCGGGCGCGGTAGAACCTAGCGCCCGATAGTATTCCTCCATCTCGTCCACTTCTCCCTGGATAAGTAGGCAGAGGTAGGAGCAGAGAGGCGCCGGGTTTCTCCCGTTGCGCCAATGGTCAGAGATAATCTCTTTCCCGCATTGGTTACACTTCACCCTCTCCCCCTTCCGGTAGGTCAATCTCTTTGAGTGCCTTCTCGACCGCCTTGCGCCAGTCTCTCGCCGACTTCTCCGCTATCGGTAGCCGGTTCGGGTCAGGGTCGGTGAGGTCGTAGACCTCCACCGCCCACCATAAGTCCTCACTCTTTAACGCTATTACTAATGCGTGTTCTTTCATTACTTGCTCCCTCTTCTCACTCGCTCTAGTCCTCTTTGGTGAAACTCTCCCGCCATATCCAGGAGCGATAGCGCCCCCAGTATTGAGAGTAACGTAATCGCTCCCCATATCGCTAGTATCCAGTCCATATTAGAGCCTCTCATATCGGAGAGCGTTACGCCCCTCTAGTCCAAAGAGAGCAAAGGAAAGGCTCTCGACAGTATGGAAACCCATATCCATACCCATACCCTCCACCCGTAGCGAGCGGTGGCCGTCTTTCTCCACTAGGCGCCAGCCTAGAGCGTGCGCCGTGTAGTAGGTAATCTCCTCTATCTTGCCATTATTGACAGTGAAGAGGTTAAGGTTACGCGACATACCGGAAGAGGAAACGCTACGTTGTAGCACATATACAGTCTGCCCCTCCTTTAGATAATAGGAGAGTAGTCTCTCCTTCGCGTACTGTTTCTCCTGCTCTTTCTCTTTCTTCGTAAGTGTCGCCATATTATTTCCCTCCCCACATTTGCGCCAATTCGCGGGCGGTTATAGGGCGGTTAGCCTCCGGTGTTTTTGCGTAGCAATTAACGCAGATACCGCCAGGAAACTCCTCTAACTTACTTATCTCTACTACACATTCTTTACATTTCATTTCTTTACCCTTTCCCGTTCTAGGTCGGTCGCCTAGTATCCGGCTACCGGAGAGGGTACTCTCGCCCCTCTCCGATAGTCAAGCACTACGCGTTAGGAAAGTTTAGCCGTGTCGCATTGACCCACGCCTGCCCCTCTCCCCCTTCCGGGGTGACGAGGTAGCGAGGCTCTCCGTAGGACATCTTCCCCTCGAGTATCCTCACCGGTACCCGAAAGGCCTCAGTTCGTAAATATCCGACTTGTCCGATTCGTACTGCTAGGTCTGAAACCTTCACTTGCCCACCTCCTCAATCCATAGATACGGGTAATCCCTCTCACTCTTCCACTCTTCGAGCAACTTCTCCGCCTCTTCTCGCGTATCGTAATCCAAGCGTGAGGAGAATCTCGCGTAACTCCTCGCCCGCTTGGGATTCTCGTACGCCCCGTGTACTGTGTATTTCTTCACGCGTTAGCCCTCTCTCTCTTTAGTTTCTTCATTAGTTTTTGGATGGCCTCTTCTCGCCCATCTCCCCACGTCCCCACCCTGTCGCAACGTAGCGCCGATAGAATAAGTTCGTACTCTTCCTCTTTCAGTTTGATGTTCACGCTTTACCCTTTTCTCTCGTGGGACTAGTTGCCCCCTACCCCTGCCCTGCTATCGCAGGGCAAGGATAGGCAACCGCTAGGCCGTGATGCCCTGCTCTAGCACTCTCTCGCCGTTGTATTGCCAGTAGTGATACTCCTGAGAACTCCGGCAGGAGGTATAGACGGCGGAGAGGATATTGTTCACACTCTCCACGCCCTTCTGGAGTCCACGTCGCTCGCCGAAGTAGAACATCTTATTTGCGTAGGAGGAGATGGTGTTCTTCTCCTCTCGTGATAGGTCGAGAGTGTCGAGGTAGTCAAATAACTCTCTCATCTCTTCCGCGAATCGGTCGCCGTTGTGTTGTATCTCGCCGACGATTACGTCGCGTACCTTGTTCTGACTCATTTTTTACCCTTTCTCTATCTGACGGCCTCGTCAGTACCCGCCCTACGGGTAGACGCCCCCTGCGGGGCGTTTCGGCCTAGTTGCCTAGTTTGGCGAGAAGTTGCTCGCGGTCTAGTGCTCGCTCGTAGTGCTCTACGATTCCCTTGAGTTGTTCAATCGTGAGATAGATTCTGCTCTTGTCTGAAAAATCTATCCACGCGGTCTCCTTGAGAAGAATCACCGAAGTTACGGCAGGAACTTTCCCGGCTACGAAGTCATTGAGTTCGATTTTCATTTTTTACCCTTTCAGTTAGTGGCCTGGCTCTTCAGTAGGGGTAGGCCGTTGCCCCTAGACGCCCCTTGCGGGGCGTTTCGCCTTAGATTCTTTTCGCCGTTCCGTCTTGGAAGGCTATATCTAAGCCCCGGACAACACCTGAGCAATAATCTGCCTCGCTAATATTGTTATCCTTCAAGGCTTTTGCGCCCTTGTCGCGGTAAAACTCTCGAAGATTTAGATAGAGTTCGTCAGTTATCATTTTTTACCCTTTCATTAGTGGATTATTAAGTTATAGGAAGATACTACGGCCTATAGGGCATAGTGTCAAGCCCAATTATCAGTCAATTTGGTCATAGATTTTAGTGTCGATTTATCGACATTTAGGAGGCGCTATCGGTTGCTAAGTTACCGAAGGAGCGAGGCGAGTAACTTACTAGCGGGTAACTTAGGGAGGGAAAGGGAGTGCCGGGGAGTGCCGGGGGGACAGCCCGCCCCTCCATCCCCAATAATAAAAGTTATCCACAACCTGTGGAAAAACTGTTGATAAATACGAAAGGTTATCCACAGGGGGCGCCCCCGCGCTCGCCGTGCCCGCCTTCCGTTACGTTACTAACCAGGCAAACGCGCCCCCTCGCCCGAAGCCCGCCCCGTACAAAGAACCGACCCGGGGGTAGTGAAATGCGCGGGTTACCTATTAGTACTCCCCAACTAAAAATCTGCACTAAAGTAAAGGTATGTCCGTATTTGTCCTACTTTATTCTGTGAGTTACACCACATTTCTAAAATATTTTTCCGCAAAACAGAAAATACGGTATTTTTCCCGCCTTATATATAGTAGGGGGATAAAATCCCCGGAGCACTCTGTGCGGAGGGGATTGGGGGTCGTAAGGCTCCTACGGCGAAGCCTCCGGAGCCACCTAGGCGGAGGAGGCTAACGCCCCCTAATCCTGCAACGCGGAACGCGTTGGCCGCTTCGATGACGGTGTATTCTGTCTTTTTGCAAAAGACCTTCTCTCCGGATAAATTTTCCACTCCGGATGAAATATCCTATCCGCGCCTTTATCGATAAATCTATTTTTACATTGGAGACTAATGGCTGAGAATACAGCCGATATAGCAAAACGTGTCATCCTGACCTGCGTAGCAGAAGGGATGACTATTGAGGCAGCCTGCAAGTCTGCCGGGAAGTCCATTAAGTCCTACGAGTACTACCGTCGGACCGATAAGGTATTTGCGGATAAGATGGACCGCACCAGGTTAGGACTCCAGAAAAAGAACTTTACCTCCAATGATGTCTCCGACATCGATTTCGTGGAGTTTAGAAAACGCTTCCTCCACTCTCAGACCTTTCCGCACCAACAGAACTTGGTCGATGTCATAGAAGGACGTGAGCCATCCTGGCTCCACCCCAATATGAAATACGAACCGGGCCAGGCCAATCGGTTACTGATTAACATCCCGCCGAACCACGCCAAGTCGATGACGATTACGGTGGACTATGCCACCTATCGTCTCTGTATGGACCCCAACTTCCGGATTCTCATTGTCTCCCAGACTCAACGTCTGGCTGGTGACTTCCTCTACGCAATTAAGCAACGTCTGACTCACCCAAATTACGAAGACTTACAGAGCGCTTATGCGGCAGGGGTTGGTTTTAATAGCAAGACCGCCTCTTGGCAGGCTACCCGCGTCACCTTTGGTGACGAACTGCGCGACTCTTCCGAGAAAGACCCCAACATTGAGGCGGTCGGTATCGGTGGCCAGATTTACGGTAAGCGTGCCGATATGATTATTATTGATGACGCGGTGACTTTGGCTAATGCCAACGACTTCGAGCGGCAAATCAAGTGGCTCAACCAAGATGTGCGCTCCCGTCTTAATCCAACCGGTAAGTTAATTATCATTGGTACCCGCGTAGCCCCCGTAGACCTCTATCGAGAACTCCGTAACCCGGATAGATACCCAGGCGGTATTGTTCCGTGGACATATCTGGCGATGCCAGCGCTTCTGGACACAGCAGATAAGCCTGAAGATTGGGTAACGCTCTGGCCGTGGTCCGACCAGGCTTTCGATGGACAGCCGGAAGAAGAAAAGAACGAAGAAGGTTTATACCCCCGCTGGTCTGGCAAGTACTTATACAACGAACGTCAGCAAATGGATACCTCGACCTGGGCTTTGGTCTATCAACAGCAAGATGTTTCTGATGATGCCATCTTTGACCCGGTATGTGTCCGTGGCTCAGTAGATGGAATGCGTAAGTCCGGCAGATTAACCCCCGGCTCTCCACAACATCCAGTAAACTTGAATGGCTTTATTACTGTCTGTGGTCTCGACCCGGCTATGGTCGGTGATACTGCAGTGGTCTGTTATGCAATAGACCCTACCTCGCATAAGCGGTACATCGTTGATGCCTATAAGGTCACTCGTCCGACCCCGGCGATGATTCGCCAGTTGATATTTGACTGGACCAGCCTCTACCAACCCAGTGAGTGGGTAGTAGAGAAGAACGCCTTCCAATCCTTCCTTACACAGGACGAAGGCATTAGACAACACCTAGCAAATCGTGGCGTCATCTTACGTGAGCACCATACGGGCGCTAACAAGTGGGACTCCGGATTCGGTGTGGCATCTTTGTCCACCCTGTTCGGTACAAAACAAGCCGATGGCAAACACCATCGGGATAACTTAATACATCTGCCATCTGACCAGACAGAGAACATCAAGTCGCTGATTGAGCAACTGGTGACCTGGTCTCCAACCACAAAGGGTAAGACCGATATGGTGATGGCGCTCTGGTTCTGCGAGATTAGAGCACGCGAGATTCTCAACCGTGGTCAATATCAAGCGCACCATCTGAAAAACCCTTTCCTTTCTCGCGCCGAACGTGGCAAGAGACTGGTAGTTAATATCGACCAACTTCTCGAAGAACAACAGAGAACATTCATTTAGGAGACATTATGGCAACACCAAAAAGAAAATCTGTAAATCCAGTTAATGCCGCAAAGGGACGTGTAGCGGTTGCAAAGTCGGCTGTTAGCAACGCAGCAGCAAGAAAGAAAATTGCTAAAAAAGAATTTGATAAAGCAAGTGAGGTAAGTAGAACAACGCCATATGATTCAGTTCAAAATGCGGCAATAGAACGTGGACGTCGAGCATTAATAATTGAAAGCCGTGCAACAAAAGTTATGCCAAAATTGATGGGCAAGTACAGCGATGCTGTCCGTACATCTGGACGTGCTAAGGTTACAAAGCAAGCACAAACACGTATGCAGAATCTTAAGAAGTCTAACGAAGCAAAAGAAGTTGCTCGCAAGAAAAATCCTAGAAGCAAGTAAGGAACTAATATGCCAGCAAAGAAAAAGGCGGTAAGTGTTCCGGTCAAAAAAACTGCCAAGAAAACTGCGGCTAAGTCAACTCCTAAATCTAATAATGGATACGTTAGTAGATTGGTTGATGCCGCTGCTGAGGCTACAGGTGCTGGCGAAGATTATGTAAAAGCAAAATTTGTTTATGACAGAGCACCACTTCCAGTGAAAACTCCTAATAGAACAAAAGCATTGAAACAAATGAAAGAGCGAGTCAGGGAAGAACGTGGTCAATTTTTTGGAGCGCTACTTCAAGGTAGACAATATGACTCGCAAGGAAAACTAATTAAAGCAAAAAACAAATCTTCAAAAAAGAAGTAAGGAAACAAATTGCTTACAGTCAAAGAGTTAGCGGCTAAGGTATCGCGTCTACAGACGCGTTATGCTGCCCGCGACCAACGGATGCGCGATGTCCTATCCGTCCGTCAAGGTGATATTGGCAAAGTTTATCCTACGATGTTTAGCGAGGATTATCCTAAGCCACTCGTTGCTAACTTCATTGACGTTGCTGCACGTGACCTTGCAGAGGCTATGGCACCACTGCCATCGTTTAACTGCTCGGCTACCAATATGGTATCTGACTCAGCACGTAAGCAGGCTGATACCCGTACCCGTATTGCCAACTACTACTCCACCGCATCTGAGTTACAAATCCAGATGTATGCAGGAGCAGACTGGTTCAATACCTACGGTATGTTGCCAGGTATTGTTGAGATTGACTTCGAGACTAACACACCAAAGATTCGTCTCCTTAATCCTTTTGGTGTCTATCCAGAGATTGACCGCTTCGGCCGTTGCATCTCCTTAACTCAAGTCATTACTACTGATGCAGAATCTCTCGCATCACAGTACCCTGAGTTCTATGACCAGATTGTTGGTAAGACTCAGTTTACTTCTGGCTCACCATATATCGATATGGTTCGTTACCACGACAAATACCAGGACGTTCTCTTCCTGCCTAACCGTGGCAACCTTGTTCTTTCTCGCACACCTAACCCTGTAGGTAAATGTATGGCACGTGTTGCCACCCGTTACTCTATTGACGGTGAGGCACGTGGTCAATTTGATGATGTTCTAGCGGTACAACTTGCTCGCGCACGTTTCGCTATCCTCCAAATCCAAGCCGCAGAAAAAAGCATCCAGGCTCCTATTGCCATTCCACAGGATGTACAAGAGTTGGCTCTTGGTCCAGACTCGATTCTGCGTTCTGCTAATCCCCAAGCGATTCGTCGTGTACCGCTAGAATTACCAAACAATGTCTTTGCAGAGTCTGGTGTTCTTGAGCGTGAACTTCGTATGGGTGCTCGTTACCCAGAAGTACGTAGCGGTAATATCGACGCATCTGTCGTGACCGGACGTGGCGTACAAGCGCTACAAGCAGGATTTGATACACAGATTAAATCTGCACAAGCACAGTTTGCCCGTCTCTTCACAGAACTTCTTGGCCTTTGCTTTGAAGCAGACGAGAAAATCTTTGGCGATATGCAAAAGAGTATTCGCGGCATTGATGATGGTACGCCCTATATCTTGAAGTATGTCCCATCACGCGACATTAAAGGTGATTATGCCATTGATGTACGTTATGGCATTATGTCCGGAATGGACCCAAATCGCGCAGTGATTGCCTTGCTACAAATGCGTAGCGATAAATTAGTTTCCCGTGACTATGCTCGTCGGGAACTTCCTATCGACATCAACGTTACCCAAGAGGAGCAACGAATTGACATCGAGGAAATGCGCGACTCTTTACGAGTCGCAGTGGCACAATATGCCCAAGCAATCCCTTCACTGGCGGCAAATGGTCAAGACCCATCTGAGGTTATCAATCGTATTGCAACCGTGATTCAAGGCCGCCAGAAGGGTCAACAACTAGAGACAATCGTTGAGAAGGCGTTCGCGCCTGCACCTCAACCAGCACAGCCGATGGCTCCCGAAGTTTCAGCAGCAGGCGCGGCCCCCGCGACTGCCTCGCAGGTTCCTCCAACTCCACAAGAAGGTGCGGCCCCTGCTGCTGAACAACGTCCCGATATAGCACAGTTACTAGCCGCCATTGGCGGAGCAGCGTAGGAGGTGTAAAGATGAACAAAGGTGGACGCGCAGCAGCGATGGTATCCAAGCCTGTAGAAGGGCCAAAGAACGCCCCGATGCCACAAGGCGGAAAGGTCGAATTTGGTTACGCACCAGCAGGCCGTAAAGGCAAGAAGGCTTAAATGATTATCCGACTAGAGCGTACAGGAAGGCATAAATGAGTCAACCTGTACGCCCTATTCACGTAGCACTAACGTTTGTTATTTTCTTATATAACTTAATTATGTCTGTCGCGGTATTCTTCAAAGAGATTGCATACCTGCTGACTAACCACGCTAATTATGAATTTGATTTACATTCCCGCATAGATGAACTACACGAAGATTTAGAGAAATTATTAGAGGAGGACTTATGAGCCAGCCTATGAATCCACGCGCTGGAGTCGCAGGTCCAGGAAAGTTCTCAAAGAGAACAGATACACTTCCTTCTGCATACTATGGCGAAGGTGTAGAGACCGCTGCCATCAATAGCGGTGCTGCTAAAGCAAAGACACGAGGCGTTGCAGATAACGTCGGTGGACGTCCTGCTAATCCACTAGGAGCAGTCACTCCACTCTACGCACCAACAGAACGACCAAGTGAACCTATTACCGCTGGTATTGATATGGGAGAAGGTCCTGGTTCTTCTGCTCTTGGTATGCAACGAGGTCAAGCAAAACTTTCCGATACTCTAGAGAAGATGCTTCCCTATGATACAACGGGGGAGATTGCTGTTCTTTATCAACAGGCTCTTGCAAAAGGTAACTAATGTCAGAAAACCTTAAAGCGGCAGCCTTCGCTGCCAATCTTTCTGGGAACGAAAGAGAGCAAGTAGATGCGCTCTCCAAAGTCCTTGATATGCACAAGACTCTCTTGTCTATGCCATCTGATGCTGCAAGCAAAGTCTACCAAGGTTTGCCACAAGGACAGAAAGAAACCTTACTTAATACTGTAGGTAGCGAAGACCCAAATACCAGCCCAAATCGTGGTTGGTTAGGCACAGCCTGGCACTATACCGGTGGTCAAGCGCTGCGATTACTTACTGCACCATCTGACTTTGTTACCCGTGTTGCCCGTACTGGACTTATCGCAGCAGGTGAAGGGTTAAGTCTAGGAGAAGCCTGGACTGAATCAGGTAAAGACGGCGAAAAGAAGTTTAATCCAGGTCGTATTGAGACTGCTCGTAATAAGTATGGTTCTGCAGCAGTTAACGTCGCTATGCGTATTGCTGGTGGCGAAACTCCTGAATCTATTATGCGTACTGCTACCGAAGAGGAGAAGTATTACCTTCAGATAGCAGACAAAACCAATAAGGTAGTTACCGGTCTTCCTGATGAGAAGGCTGTAATGGCAGCCAGAGACCTCTTCGATGACACCCTTGCAGCAGTAGATGCTGCTAAATACTCACCCGGTCGCGCTCTTGCGAACCTTGTTGATGCAGTTGTACCCGGAGATTTTTACGAAAAAGGATTCTTTTACAAGACAGTATCTGGCGTAACAGATGCTATCTGGCGTCTTCGTACTGACCCATTACTTCTTGTTGGTAAAGCAAAGAAGATGTATGACATCAATAAGTATTCTCTTGATGTTATCACTGCCTCTGCAAGAAATGACGGCGTAGCATTTAATAACTACTTTGACCAAGAGAAAACCATTAACTTCTGGAACCAATATGGTCAAGGAATTAAGCGTATTAAAGACGCTCGCAAAGCAGATAAGATGGACGAAGCCGCTGCTGCTAGACGCGAACTAGAGCGCTTGGCACCAGAGTTTGGTCCTGCTGCTATCAAAAACTTTGAAAAGGCTGACGTTACTGATGCTAATTCTGCCAAGGCTTTCTTTCTTAACAACGATGAAGCCTTTAAGATTATGGATGGCAAGCCAGGACGTCAACGTCTTATACTTCCACGCCTCACTCCAGGGCGTAGGGCTAGAGTAAACTTTTTAACTAGCGCTAATAGAGTATTTAATATGGACGAGGTTGGTCCAGAACTCGTCGATAATATGTTCTTTGGTGCGCCAACCACAGTTGATGGAATCCTTAAAAAGACTTTTGATGGTAGCGAAGAAATTGCTGCGAGTCTCAAAGACCTTAATAAGCGTACACTAAGATTCTCTAGCGCTCAAATTGCTCGTCGTATTGACAATGCTAAGCGTAAGTTTACTGCTATCCCATTGTTTAAGAATGACCAATTTGACGTAACAGAAGCAGACGCAAGCAAAAAGATATACCGACTTGCTGCAGTTATTATGCCTACCCGTGAAGCACGCCTTCTCTCTGAGGTGTTCGAGGGTACCGAGGAAATCGGTAAACGTAAAGAAATCTTCTATGGTCTTTGGAAGTCTATTGCAGACTATCGTGGTATCAATGCCACAGAATCCGGACAACTTATCGTTCGTCGTCTTACTGGTAAAGGTGATGTAAAGTTCACAACATCACGTGTGGATGACTATAACGAATACCCAGTTCTCCCATCAGAGATGAAGACCACTGCATCTGCACCTAGCCTTGTTGATATTGACAGAGCATCCGCACGTGCTGGATTTATCAACAGAACAATCGGCCTGGGCAATAAAGATTGGGTAGACAAGATGACCGGAGCCTGGTCATTCCTTACCCTTGCTGGTCCACGTTATGCTATCCGTAACTCAGCAGAAGATTTAATGGTTAATCTTGCGCTAGGTAAAAGCGTGTGGGGTTTGGCAACTGACCGCTATCTTGCAACTCGTATCAATACCGCTATTCGTACAGCCCCAGGATTAACTACAAGTGAAAAGATAGTAGCGAACCCTCTGGGTATTATGATGCGTATTATCAATCGCAAAGAGGCAAAAGCAAGTGAAGCGAAGATATTAGGTTTAGACAAACAAATATCAGAACGTAAAGAAAAACTTGATTCTTTATACAAAGAACTACGCGCTGCTAAAACTGCCGAACAAAAAGATTCTATCCAAACCTCTATTAATGAAATTATCTCTACCCCTGAAATAGACCTTGTTCAGGAAACAAGAAAGATTATTGCTAGTGCTCTCAGCGCTGGAAGAGTTAATAGAGTTCTTGGCAAGATGGGTCTTGACCCATTGGCTAAAGAATCTGTAGACATTCTTAGCGAACAGATTGTCTATGGCAATATAGAGAACTACCTTGCAGTAATTTCTGAAGGTGGATTTAACTTTGCCTCTGGCTCTACGTATATAGACGCTTCTTACAATCTTGCAAAGAACGCTGGTGTCAAGATGGCAGAACTGCGTCTTGACTTAGATGGAGCACGTACTAAATATGCTCCATCAGCAGGAAGTCGTGGATTCAAGGTTATTGGTCTTACTGACCAAAATGAAGCGTCGCTAGTTTCTTGGTTGCTTCGCATCTCTTTCTATGGCAATGATGAATTAGGCGCACTTGCAATAGCCAATCTCTCTGACAACGCCGCAGTCAAGGCTGAGGGAATCAATAAGATTCGCGCCTATCTACAAACAGATTCTGGTAAGAAGTTGATGAAAGAGGCTCGCCTCACATCCGGTAAGGATATGGACGAGTTGGAATATGCACAACTTGTATACAATCGCGCAGCGGAGATATTCACCAAGCGTGGCGATGGCAAACTTAACCTTGAGTTACTTGACAAGATTCGTCAAGTAGACCCTGTAACTGGTGAATACAAAGTCACTGGTAAACTCAGCCTTGACGATGTGGATATTGACATCAACGATATGCCTGAGAGCATCGTTGGTCCTGAGTTAGTACCGGTGTCGGATACCAGCAACTACACCAGCCCATTGATGGAAAAGGGTTGGGTATGGCTAGGTCTATCCACAGCCCGTATGTCACGTCAACCTATTGCTCTTTACGAAATGATTGATATACGTAAATCAATGCGTGAGACTGGGTTTGAAAAGGCTTTCCTTGATAACTTTACTAGAGGCATTGACCCAACCAACATCAAGGCTATTGAGAAGGCTACTGAGGCTGGTAAGCGTGAACTTGCTGCCCTAGTAGAAGAGCGTGCAACAGCAAACATCCTGGCCTATGTGGATAACCCACTCATTAGAAGCCAGGTCGCTTTTGGACTGCGTAACTTCTCTCGCTTCTACCGCGCACAGGAAGACTTCTATCGTCGCGTCTATCGTTTAGTACGATATAACCCAGATGCTATTCAACGTATTGCGTTGACCGCAGACGGCGTAGCACACAATGGCTGGATTCAACGAGATGACAGAGGTGAATTATACTTTGTCTATCCTCACTTCACTCCCGGATATAAGGCTATCCAAGGAGTGCTTACTGCACTTGGTGTAGAACAAGACTTTAAGGTTCCATTCCCGGTTCAGTTTGGTGGAGCAGTAAAGATGCTCACACCATCAATAAACCCAGACTCAATTCTGCCATCCTTCGCAGGACCAGCAGCGGCATTACCACTGAGCCTAGTGGAGAACCTGGTAAACGTCTTCAGCCCAGGTAATGGTGACACTCTTACTCGTTACACACTGGGTAAGTATGCAGTAGACCAACCACTTGTCTCTCGTCTAATGCCATCTCACGTTAATCGCTTCCTTAATGCGATGGACCAGGATGAGCGTAACTCACAATACGCTTCTGCATACCGCAAGGCAGTAACATACCTAGAGGCTTCCGGAAATGGAATACCCAAGAAGTACGATACCGACGGAAATCTTATTCCTCCATCAGCGGAAGAACTAGAAGAGTATCGCCAGAAGGTCCGTAGCACTACTATCGGAGTCCTTGCTACTCGGTTCGCCTTTGGATTCTTTGCACCTGCTTCACCATCTGTTCAACTCAAAAGTGATATGGCAGACTGGATTGAGGATGCAGGACGCGCTAACTGGAAACAGGCTTACAATAAATTACGTGAAGAGTACGGCGGAGACTACGACGCCGCTATGCGTAAGTGGGTAGAACTCTATCCAAACCAGGTTCCTTACACCATCACAGAATCTGAGCGTAAGACTGTCGCAGCCTTTGGCTATGCAGAAGAATCAGGAAAGTTTGTCGAAGAGAACAAGGCGCTTTTCAAATCCTTCCCAGAGGGTGCAGCGTTCCTTATCCCACACAATGGCGGGTTCTCCTTTGATGCTTACCGCACGATGGCACAGATGGGTTTACGTAGCAACAAGCGCGTAGAAGATTACTTACGTGATGTGCAGACCGCTTCTGACCTACAAGTTTATTATGACAAGAAAGATTCTTACGAGAGGGAGTTGGAGTTATCTCCAAGTCCATTCTCTAAGACTTTGGCTCGTCAGCAATTCAATGACTGGAAGGCACGCTTCCTAGCCGGAAGACCTCTAGTTCAAGAAGAACTTGCCCAAGGTGGCCAGAAGGCTATCAACCGACGAAACGCTTTGAGCGACCTACAGAATCTTCTATCCTCTCCAGAGTTTAGGAATGTACGTCCAGATGTGCAGAAGGCTCTCGCTGAAATGGTGAATACCTACCAGCAATACCAGACACAAAGAGACATCTTTGATGTCGCTGGCGGGGACGCAGAACTTATGCGTTCTATAAAAGAGTCAACAATCTCAGCAATCAAACAATTAGCAACATATAACGAAAATACGCAGGCAGCATACGATGTGCTCTTTGCAAGTCTATTGGGAGAATAATGGCAGAAGTTACTCTTGAAAGTTATCTCAAGTCTGACCCTGCTGTTAAGGCTGCCCGTAAAAAGTTTCTCCAAGCAAGCGCAGCATTAGAGCGGTTATCAAATGTTGTCGTTCCTCCAGGGGCAGGAGCAACCACTGGTCAAGTAAACGCTAGACGAGATGCTCTAAAGGAAGAAGTAGAAGCAGCCCGTAATCAGTTAGCCCAAGTAGAAAGAACTGCCACTGAGTACTATGGCAGGAATCTTACAAAAATTCGTGAGCAGGCTGCAGCAAAAGAAAGTAAGACTCTCAAGACCAAACTAGACGATGCTATCCGCTATCGTCAACAGTTGGCAGACCAGAATCTTCCTACGACTGTTCTAGATGCAGAAATCGCTGGACTTAACCAACAGATAAATAAGACTGGAAGGTACGCTCCAGAAAAGGCACGAACTGCAGAAGAACGTCGTCCCTCTCTTGCCCCAGAGCCATTTAACTACCAAACCTTTGCAACGGAACTTAACCAAAGAATCTCTACTGCCGGTCAATTTATTGCTGACCTGCAACCAGAGGAAAGACTACAACTTTCCCAGGCTCTCAAAGATGCTGGCTATAAGGTAGAAGTTAGTGCTACATATAACCCAACAGTTATCTCCGCCTATACCGACGCTCTGACACAAAGCCTTATCCGAAGCAGAGACTTCAATAGAGCGGTAGATGTTACAGAAGTACTGGCTCAACTAAAAGTTGAGAAGTCAGGACAGGGAGATGGTCAGCCTGACCTTATCTCCTTTAATATCTCAGACCCAACGCAGGCATCTGCCCTTATCAACTCTACTTTTAAGTCCTTGCTTGGAAGAGATGCTACCGCCAAAGAAATCACATCATTAACTAAAAAACTTAATGCAGAACAAAACAAGAATCCGTCAAAAACTATTTACGAAAAAGACGCTTCTGGAAATACAGTACAACGAACTATTGGCGGGTTTAATGCTGGAGAATTTCTTTCTCAAATAGTCAAAACTCTTCCAGAGTTTGAACAACGCAAAGTATCTGCACGTGGGTTAACTGAGCAAGATTTGGAAGCAAGTGCAAGGGCAAATGGCCTAGACCTTAAAAAAGATTTTGGCGCCAAGACGGTCAACGATTGGATAACTCGCGTTGAGAACGGCGAGAAGATTGATATATTTACCAATCTTATTCGCCAGACTGCCAAGATTGGTTTGCCAGATAACGTTAAGAAGATGGTTGATGATGGTTTAGATTTGGAAACAATCTATGCTCCATACAAGCGAGTAATGGCAGGGACTTTAGAGGTGGACGCAAACAGCATTAGCCTGGATGACCCAACCCTTCGTCAAGCGATTACTCCAGAAGGTGAAGTTCCAATCTACAACTTCCAACGTTTAGTTCGTAAAGACCCACGTTGGGAATACACCAATAATGCGCGAGATGAGATAGCGCAGATTAGCCAACGTATTCTCAAAGACTTCGGATTCCAGGGGTAATAGATGACAATAGACCCAACCATTCTTAATGATAAAAAAGTAACAGTTCCGTCTTCATTCGGTGCGCCTGCTGCTTCAAAGAAGATAACAAATCCTTCTCGATTGGCAACTAAGAAAAGTTCATTTGATAAATTAGAAAAACAGAATATCTCTAAGGCTGAGCAACAAGCAACCGAAGATAGAATCCGCGCAGAGTTTGATGCTGCAAGAGGCGGCGATAATAAGAAAAAGGGTGCTGGTATATATACCGCTCCAGATGGAACATCTTTTACCGACCAGATGGCGTATGCCACATATCTTGCTGCTCTCAAACAAGAAGAGTTTGATAAGGCAAATCAAATGGCAGACCGTAAATCTGCCTTCTCCATACTTAAAGAGGAGTTTGACCGCTACGGTCTTGGAGACCTAGTAGGGGATGTAGAGTCCTTGGCACGTCAAGGACTGAGCGCATCTGAGTACAGTATGGAACTACGCAAACTTCCTACATACAAAGAACGTTTCAAAGCAAACGAAGCAAGAATTAACTCCGGACTTCGTGCGCTTTCTGAGGCTGAGTATGTCAGCCTTGAAGACCAATATCAACAAGTAATGCGTCAGTACGGATTACCAAAGTCTTTCTATTCAACAGGTAAGTTGGGCCGTCAACCAGAACTTGAGAAGTTTATTGCTGGAGATGTCTCTCCAGTAGAACTTGAAGACCGAGTTCAATTAGCAGTAGACCGAGTAAAGAACGCAGCGCCTGAAGTTGTCGATGCTCTTACTAAATACTACGGTGGGCCTGGAGGAATCAGCCAGTCCAATCTTGTAGCGTATGTTCTTGACCCAGAGCGTGCTCTTCCGGAAATCAAACGTAAGATTCAAGCCGCTGAGATTGGTGCTGCTGCTCAAGTGGCAGGAGCCACTGTTGGCTCAATGCGTGCGGAAGAACTTGCATCACGTGGTGTTACCCAACAGCAGGCGCAACAGGGTTATCAGACTATTGCTGAACTCACACCACAGGCTGGCAAGTTAGCCAACATCTATGGTGGAGAACAGTACGACCAGATTGCAGCAGAGCAAGAAGTCTTCGGGCTATCTGGCGCTGCCTCTGCTCGTCGCAAGCGACAAAGACTTTCCGGATTAGAACAAGGACAGTTCTCACAACAGACCGGACTATCCGCCGGTGCGCTAGAACGTAATCGTTCAGGCGCCTTTTAACTAGACCTGCTTCGGACCGACCGGCCCCGAAGAGTGTAAGAAGACCGGTAGATAGAGCCATACCGTTTCCCCGAGCGACTATGAGGCTATCGAATCCAACTAGAGAAAATGGGAGAGGACTAACTATGTCCAATCAATGGGATGACGACGACGATGACGATTTCACGCAACCTGAAGTCAACAACGACCTCGTTAAACAATTACGCAAAGCCAACAAGCAGAAGGAAAAAGAACTAGCCGAACTAAAGGCTAACTTTGAATCTCTGAATAAGGCACAACGTGAGCGTGCAATCAAAGATGTTCTATCGTCCCGAGGGATTAACAGCAAAATTGCTGCCTTTATCCCAGGTGATATTGAAGCGTCAGAAGACGCAGTATCACGATGGCTGGATGACTATGCCGATGTGTTCGGTGTAGAACAGCCAAAACAAGCGACTCCGAATGTTGACCCCAACACTGCTAAGCAATATCAGAAGATGACACAGACTGTCGAACAAGGTCTCTCACCAGAGGCTGGCGATGACATTATGCGTCGTTTGATGAACGCTAATAGCAAAGAAGAGTTGGACGCAATCATTCGTGATTCCGGACTCTAAACCGACTAAACGAAAGGCATAACGCTAATGGCAATTCCAGGCGGGTCGATTACCTCGACCTCTTCAATTAGCGCGTTAGTACAGACCGCATACGACCAGTATGTGAGAATGGCGCTCCGCTCCATTCCTGTAATGCGTGCTCTTGCAGATGTGAAGCCAGTACAGCAAGCAATGCCAGGTTCATCGGTAGTCTTCTCAATTTACTCAGATTTGGCACAAGCCACTTCAACTTTGAGCGAGTCTACAGATGTCTCCTCCATTGCCCTAGGCAACCCATCTCAAGTAACTGTAACTCTTAATGAGTACGGTTCAGCAGTAACCACAACCAAGAAGTTGAACCTCACTTCTTTCAACGATGTAGACGCAGCACTTGCTGACATCATCGCCTACAACGCAGCAGACAGCATCGACAACGTAGTTGGACAGGTCCTCTCCGCAGGAACCAACGTCATCTACGCAACCGGTGGAAGCACTGACCCATCGTCCTCAGCAACTGTTGAGCCAAGCGACGTCATCACTGTCAACGACATCCGTAACGCGGTTGTCTCACTTCGTACCAACAAGGCTCTGCCTCGTATGGGCGAACTCTACGCTGCATACCTCCACCCACGTCAATCAGCCGACCTTCGCGCTGAGACTGGTACTGGCGGATTCCAAGACCTCACCAAGTACGTCGAGCGCACACCGTTCGTCGCTGGTGCAGTCGGCGCAATCGAAGGCGCATACATCGTTGAGACACCACGTGTTCTCAATGGTATGCCTCTCGCTTCCGGAATCAGTCCTACTGTTTCCGTAACCAACAAGGCTCTTACCTCCAACGTTGCTACCTTGACAACTGCTGTTGCTCACGGTCTCGGTGTCGGACAGGTCATCACCGTATCCGGTGTCGATTCAACCTTCAATGGTACATTCACACTCACTGCTGTTACCAGCACAACCCTTTCCTATGCTAAGACTGCATCTGATGTTGCATCTGCTGCAGCAACAGGAACGGTCACCTTCACCAACAACTACCGCGCAATCATTGCCGGTCGTGAAGCACTTGCTGAGGCTCTTGCTCAGGACATCACCACCGTTATCGGTCCAGAAATCGACGCACTCCGTCGTTTCCGCACCATCGGTTGGTATATGTTCGGTGGCTGGAACCGCCTCCGCGAAGCAGCGCTCTATCGCATCGAGTCTGCTGCATCAAACGGCTAATAACCCGTTACAGACAGGTGGGGTCGCAAGGCCCCACCTGCTCTCTGAAAGGAAACAATGCCTTACATCTTGAACGGCCCTTGGCGTAATGAAACCTGGGGAGCACGTAACGTCTATGACCCTTATGCCCGATTAGCCGGACGTAGACTAAATGGTGGCACTATAGATGGAAATGTCCCAATTTCAATGACTGATGTTCCGCGAGGAATCTCATTACTTGTTACCGGAACTTCTGTTATAGAGAATCAATATCCATCACAAGATGACTTGGCAAACTGTGACTACTACTTCCTCGGTGGTCACACCTACACAGTGTCTGATACGCAGGCTGCTATCCTTACTGCAGCAGGTTATGGCGACTATCTGACACCGGTGGTGTAATGGAACGAAATAAATTCTGTAAGTCTAGTTGTCCCACACAGGACCACACTAACGAGGCAGACTGCTGGCGTGAAAATATGCCAATGTTTGTTGGTGTCAGTCCAACCAAATATGGATGGGACCAAACTAAAGTAAAGAAAGATGAAAGGGAACTAGCGTCTTACTATGGCGCTATTCGTCAAGGAATAGAACCTCGGTCTACACAGCAAAAAGATATAGATGCCGCCGTTAAATTATCTAACGATGCAGGCAAAGCATTCGACGGGACAACACTCAAGTTTAAGGATTAATATGGCAAAGTCTCCAGCGTGGCAACGTGCAGCAGGCAAGAACCCCAAGGGCGGATTAAACGCCAAAGGTCGCGCTAGTGCTAAAGCACAAGGGATGAACCTCAAGCCTCCGGTTAAGAAGGCTGAAGCAAAGAAATCTCCCAAAGCCGCTGGACGCCGCAAATCATTCTGCTCAAGAATGTGCGGTATGAAATCCAAACTGACTTCCGCTAAGACAGCGAAAGACCCAAACTCCAGGATTAACAAATCCTTGCGAGCCTGGGATTGTAAATGTTCCTAGAAAGGTAGACCAATGGCAGAGTCCGATTACGTGTTGATGGCAGAGCCATTGACACCAATGCTAGCGATGGCGCAAGAGGCACACCGCCTTCTTGAGTCATATATGAAAGCAGGCTTTACACGCAAAGAGGCGTTTGATTTAACAGCAAGTCAGATTCCGGAATGGTCCTTCCCAGGGCGCACCGTAATCGAAGAGCCTGAAGAAGACATTGATGACGATGACGAAGACTACGAGTTAGACGAAGAAGAAGATGACGATGATGTGGAGGAGGGATACTAATGAAAGATATGGAATATAAAGATGAGGCCGGGGAGTACATTCCTGCCTACGATAAGTGTGGTGCGTTCGGTACTTACGAAGCACTACAAAGCGGTGCTCCTGGAGCAAAGGTAAAGAAGTAATGTCTTCCGGACAATACAGGCACCACTACGGTTTTAATAAGTCCATCATCAAAGATGGAATGATTGTCAGGCTGGAAAAGAATGGTAAAGTAAAATCCATCACTGACCCAAAGACCGGAAAGGTAGTCTCTCAATGAAAGCAAAGAAGAAAGAATTTTGGGATACAAAGAACCCAAAGAAGAAATCTTCACCATTAACTGATTCACAAAAGGCTAAGGCCAAGGCTCGCGCTAAAGCGGCAGGACGTCCTTATCCTAATCTCGTAGATAACGCTTGGGCGTCAAAACAGAAGTGAGGTAAGAAGTGCCGACATACGGTGTAGCAGGTTCAACTTATGTGGACGAACTTAATCGTCTGGCCAATGGCGGCGCTTCCTATCCTGCTCGGATTAACTACCTGGATGCAGGTTCAGCAGCCAGAGCCTGGGCAGCAGCACGTAGTGTGACCTTGAGCGTCACCGACGTAGTCGGTGTTCTCAATGAGATTGCAGGACTTACTCGCGGCAACTGGTTAGACCTTGCTGGAGTCTGTAACTACATCGCAAGCACCAGTGGGCTAGACCCAGTAGCAGCGCTGCGAGAGGTGGCTTCGTGAGCGCAGCCTATAACCTCACCTGCGAACAGGCAGCCACATTTAATTTTCAGTTCACGATTGCTAATGACAGCACACCGTGGAACTTGACCGGATATACAGCGACGATGACGGTACGTCCGTACGCTGGTGCTAGTACGACCACTATTGTCTGTTCTACGGCAAATGGCCGTATTGTCCTAGATGCCCTCAATGGTCGGGCTACAGTAACGATAAGCGCTGCACTAACGGCAGACTTTACTCCGGGTCGTTATGTCTATGACTTTGTTTTTGATTCTGGCTCCGTAGTAACCCGCGTCCTTGAAGGAGTCTTCGTGGTGATAGCAGGTGTGACGGTATGAGCGAAACAATAATTGTTGTTGAGTCTATTACCCCGCAAGTATCCGTAACCTTCTCAGCAGACCAAGGACCTCAAGGTCCTGGCGGTGCCACCGGTCCTACCGGACCTTCTGGCCCTGCAGGTGCTACCGGACCTCAAGGCGCCACGGGCGCTACGGGTCCACAAGGTGACCCAGGTGTACAGGGGGCGACCGGCCCAACGGGTCCTACAGGCCCTACAGGGGCTACAGGAGCCACGGGACCCACGGGTCCAACTGGAGATACCGGACCCACTGGTCCGACCGGCGTAACGGGCGCTACAGGCGCTACAGGACCTACCGGCCCAACTGGTGATACTGGTCCCACAGGACCTACCGGTGCGACTGGTGTTACTGGCGCAACCGGTGCTACTGGGCCAACCGGTCCAACAGGACCACAAGGTATTCAGGGCGATACGGGAGCAACCGGACCTACCGGTCCTACGGGACCAACCGGACCTTCGGGACCTTCCGGACCAACCGGTGCAGATTCTACCGTACCAGGACCAACAGGACCCACCGGTCCATCCGGACCTGCCGGTCCTTCTGGCGCTGATTCTACTGTTCCTGGACCGACAGGCCCAACCGGACCTACGGGTCCTTCCGGCCCTGCCGGTATTGACGGAGCCACAGGTGCTACAGGTCCTATTGGACCGACGGGACCAACGGGACCTAGCGGTCCAGCAGGTATAGACGGAGCAACGGGTCCAACAGGTCCGACAGGACCTGCAGGTATTGACGGTGCAACAGGACCGACTGGTCCTACCGGCCCATCCGGTGCTACGGGTCCTGCAGGTGTGGAGTTCTCTACCACTGCTCCAGTCAGCACAACAGTTCTCTGGGTAGATACCGATGACCCAGGTGATGCAGTAATTCCCGTTGGTGGAACTACCGGACAGTATCTCACTAAATCTTCTAACTCAGATTATGATACTGGGTGGACATCATTAAGCCTTGCGGCTTATGCCACTACAGCAAGTGTAGATGATTTGACCGTAATGACTATTATGAAGGCATACTAGGAAAGGCGTAGTAACTAATGGCTACCACCTCTAAGACCCTCTTTCGTGGAGCGGCAACGACCACTACAACAACAACGCTCTATACTGTTCCATCGGCAACGACAACTGTTGTAACGAACATTCTTGTTACCAATACAGCGGCGAGCGCGGGGACATTCACAATGTCCCTTGGTGGTACTGCTATTGCTACCACAGTAAGCGTTGGTGCTAACGATACTACGGTAATTGACCTTAAACAAGTATTAACCGCAACCCAAACAATTCAAGGTGGCGCGTCTGCTACGACCATTAACTTTCATATTGCAGGGGTGGAGATAGCCTAATGGCTGTAACCAAGTTTAGTAACCTTACTGTTACCAGTGGAAGAACGTACAACACGTTCCTTGCTGGCAATCCTGCTTATGTTGCTTCTTCCTACGAATCTATTGCTACTGCTACCGGCACGGGTTCAAGCGGAACGATTACTTTTAGTGGAATACCAAGTACGTTCAAGCATTTACAAATTAGAGGAAATGTTAGAACCACTGACGTTGGAGCAACTACTACAAATATTTACGTTTATGCGAACGGCGCAACAGGTTCAGTTTATACCTATCACTATTTAATTGGTTCTGGGGCAACCGCCAGTGCCGCCGGCGCGGCTTCCACTACTTTTATGTTTGCGGGCAATGCAACCGGTGCGGCCTCTAGTGCAAACACTATGGGAGTTTTTCTTTTTGATATTTTGGATTATGGCTCTACAACAAAAAACAAGACATTTAGATATTTTACAGGACACGACCAAAACGGCAGTGGCGAAGTTTGGCTTGCTTCGGGATTGTATCAATCTACCAGCGCTATAAGTTCGATTGAAATAAAAACTTCTTCCGGCAGTTTTACAACCGCAACAACTTTTGCCCTATACGGAATTAAGGAAGCATAATGCCAGCAGGAGCAACTTACGAACCAATAGCGACAGCCTCACCAAGTGGAAGTACTACTATCAATTTCGCTTCTTTAGGTTCTTATACTGATATTCGTTTAAGTTTTGTAATTAATACCAGCGCCAATGGAAGTCCTATAATGCGATTTAATGGAGATACTGGTACAAATTACTCTCGCCTTTATATTTATGGCAATGGTGCAACAGCAACTTCTAGTAACTCTACAAATCAAACATTTGTTGTTTTGACAACACCAACAGCATTGACCGCTAATTTAATGTATTTTGTTACAGTTGATATTTTTTCTGTTAGTGGGTCAACAAATAAAACTTGTTTGGTTACTTTTTCTGGCGATACCAATGGTTCAGGAAATGTAACTAAGCAGGTTAATTTATGGAGGAGTACTTCAGCAATAACATCTATTGATTTAACTTTCGCTTCTACTGGTTCTTATACAACAGGAACCACAGCCACCCTCTACGGAATAAAGTCTGCTTAGCCGATGACCGCAAAAATAGCAGATTACTGCACCATAGAAAATTGTGATAAACCATATCGCGCTAAAGGCTACTGCCAAATGCACTATAGAAGGTACCGACTATATGCAAATCCAGATACCAAAGTAAATACTGGAGTAAAGTTAGACAAGGTTGGATATGTTCAAGTGCGTACAGTTTCTGGAAACGCTAATAAAGGTAGATACACCTATGAGCACCGATTAGTAATGGAAGAATTACTTGGTCGCCCACTGATGCCAGGAGAAACGGTGCATCACAAGAACGGTATCAAGAATGACAACCGACCAGAGAACCTAGAGTTATGGTCACAGGCCCAACCATACGGGCAGAGGGTAGAGGACAAAGTGGCATACGCTATTGAAATTCTCAGACAATACGCTCCAGAAAGGTTGGCATAATGCCTACACCTACTTACGTTGCTATCGCCAAAACAGTTTTGACTGGCACACAGGCCAGCGTTACTTTAAGTGCTATCCCTTCTACTTATACTGATTTATTGTTGGTTGTTTCTGCTCGTTCAGATTTTGCAAGTGCGGCAGACTGGATAACCATACAATTTAATTCCCAAACTACTGGTTACTCCAATAGATATTTATACGGAGATGGTTCAAGTGTTTTAAGTAGTAGTTCTACTTACAACATTGTGGCACGTAACACCGCTCCAGGTTCAACGGCAACAAGCAACACTTTCTGCAATATGGAAGTGTATATGCCTAATTACACCGGAAGTACTTATAAAGTTGCAAGCGTGTCTGCCGTAAGTGAAAACAACAATGCTACAGCCGCTTATATTTATGCCGGTGCCGCATTATCAAGCAATACGGCCGCAACCGCTTCTATTTTTATAGATTGTGATAACGGGTCTTTTGTTTCCGGTTCTCGTTTTGACCTATACGGAATTAAGAATAGTTAAGGAGAAGGAATGGACAAGCCAACCAAACTTATTGTTAATTGCTCTACTGGGGAACAAACAGTAGTGGAACTTACTGATGAGGAAATCGCTCAACTAGAGGCAGACCGAGCAGTAGCAGAAGCGCAACGCGCTGAGCAAGAAGCCGCAGAAGCAGCAGCCGCTGAGGCTAAGGCATCTGCTCAGGCAAAGTTAGCAAGTCTTGGTTTAACAGCAGAAGAAATCGCAGCACTTACTAAGTAAGGACTTTAATGGCAACGATTAAATACTGGAATGGCACAGCCTGGGAGTTGGCCATTGTGGGCAAGCAAGGACCTGTTGGTCCTACTGGGCCTACTGGTCCTGCCGGTACTGCAACCTTAACAACGTACTTGTACTACCCAAGCGCTGGTGCAACCAGTATTTCCGGAGTTGACTTCAACGGCAATACCCTTTCCTATACTCCAGGTAAAGAGCAGGTATTCCTCAATGGTGTTCTCCTTGTTGGTGGAGGAGCAGATTACACAGCAACTACTGGAACATCTATCACTGGACTTGCTGCCCTAGCCTCTGGAGACGTAGTAGAAATCCTTGTTATTGGTACTTTCAACGCTGCCAATAATTACACAATCGCAGAAGTAGACACAATAATCAATCAGACGAGAGCCTTTACTCTAATGTTAGGTGGAATGTAATGCCAATAAACTATAAAGTGTTAGGACAATCTAACCCTGCTGCCACTACGGCAACTACTTTATATACCGTACCTGCAGGTACACAAGCAGTAGTTTCTACCATCTCTGTCTGTAACCAAGCAGCAACCTCTGGCACCTATCGTATCGCTATTCGCGTGGCTGGCTCTGCCCTATCAGCAGAAGAGTACATTGCCTATGACTCTGCCATTACTGCTAACAATACAACCTTTATTACTGTAGGCATTACTCTTAACGCAACAGATGTTATCACTGTCTACGCTTCATCTGCCAATATGTCCTTTAACGCTTTTGGAAGTGAGTTGTCCTAATGGCTGTATCTAACCTTGTTACTGCATCAGGAAGTTTAACTCAAAAGTTTTCAGAGTTTACCTCTACTGGAACTTTTACTGTACCTTCAAATGTAACTACTGTCGAAGTGTTACTTGTGGCAGGTGGTGGTGGCGCTGGCGGTTCTTCTGGATTGGGTGATTCAGGTGGAGGAGGAGGCGGTGGACAAGTAGTTAAACAGTTTCTTACTGTCACTTCTGGTTCTTCTTACACCATTACTATCGGTGGTGGTGGTGCTGGAGCGGGAGGTCCAGGTAGCGCTGGTTCTGATTCTTCTTTTGGTTCACTATTAGTTTGTGGTGGTGGAGGAAATGGCGGAGGAGGAGGAACTGCTAGACAAGGCGGCAATGGTCGTGCCGGTACTAACGCACGAAGTTTTGGTTCTAATGGCGCCCCAAGCATTACCCCTGCACTTCCTGGAACAAGTAGTGGTGGTTCATCGGGTGGAGCAGGGGGAACTGCTGGTTACGGTTCTGGTTCAGGCGGGGGTGCTGGTGGCGCAGCGGGTCCGTATTCTTGGGATGGTTCAGTGTGGACAACTGCCCCTGCCGGAATTGGTCTTTATGGTTTTGGTGGTGGTGGTGGTGGTGCCGCTGGCTCTGGCGTTGGCTCAAGAATTGGTGTTGGCTCCAACGGTGGAGGCAATGGCGGTTCTGCCTCAAATGGAGGAAATGCTATAGCGAACTCTGGTTCCGGCGGTGGTGGCTCTAATGGTACTGGAACTACTGGTGGCAATGGTGGCTCAGGTTACTGTCGCATTACATATTGGTCATAAGAGAAAAGGAAAACAATGGCACATTTCGCAGAGTTAGATGAGAACAATAAAGTCCTACGAGTTCTTGTAGTGGACAACGCACACGAAGACCGTGGCGCTGAGTTCCTCGCAGTGGACTGCGGATTAGGTGGACGCTGGATTCAAACATCCTACAACGCCAACATCCGAGGAAAGTTTGCTGGTATTGGTGATACCTACGACGAGGCTAATGATGTCTTCGTATCCCCAGAACCTGTATTAGATAATGTAATTGACGGAGAAGTAGTAAACGAAACCCCTGCATTGGAAGGCTAATAAATGACACGTGCCAGAGACGTATCTAATATCGATACCATCCTTACCGCTAAGGGTGACATCTACGCTGCTACTGCAGCAGCAACTCCGGCTCGTCTTGGCGTTGGTTCTAACAATCAAGTCCTTACGGCTGATTCAACAACTGCTACTGGATTGAAGTGGGGAAGTGTTTCCACAACAAAAAACTTTTCTTTATTAGGAACTGGGAATTGTGTAGGTGCTGGAGCAACAACAGTAACGGTAAGTGGTATAAGTGGAATTGATGAAATTTTTGTCGTTTTTAATGGTGTATCGTCTGTAAATGCAACGGCTGGAATTCATTTGCGGATTAATACTGACACAGGCAGTAATTATGATTCTTATTATTTTTATTATCAGGCCAAAGCCTCTTATGCCGCTAATAATTTTGATGCCACATCAAGTTTAAGCAACACTTATCACGTGTTGGCGGTTACTGGTAGCGCCGCCGGTTCAGGAGTTTGGGGAACGGCCACAATTTCTGGTTGTAACACAGCAGGGAAAAAAGTAATAACTTCAATGGCGTCAGGTGATACAAACACAAACTCAAACTGGGGGATTTGGACGGGCGGTGTTTGGAATAATACCGCTACCGTCACTAGTGTTTCGGTTTTTTCTAACAACGGAAATTTAGACGCTGGAACATTTTCAGTCTACGGAGCCGCATAATGTATAAAGAAAAAATATTTAATATACAAACAGGTGAAGAAACTTGGCGTGATTATACAAAAGATGAAATAATCTTGGCTGAAAAATTACAAAAAGAAGCGACGGAACGAACTGAAGTAGAATTACAAAAACAAACTATCCGTCAATCAGCCCTTGCTAAACTCGCCGCATTGGGTCTTACCGAAGAAGAAATAGCCGCGCTATAATCTCTCTATGAGATTCCACGTAGTGGGGCTACCCCACACCCAAACAACCCTTGAATACACATCTTGCGCCTTTACCGAAAAGGTAAGGCGCTTTTGTATAATGATGACCAATCTTGGTCACGAAGTCTATCTGTACGCCGGAGAGTTTAATGAGGCTCCAGTTACTGGACATATTGTATGTATTACTGAGCAGGAGAGGAAGCAGGCGGTTGGAGACAAACACTACACCACAGCCTCCTTCAACATCAACTTACCCCACTGGAAACTCTTTATTGCTAATGCTATCGCTGGCATCAAGGCTAGGGTCCAGCCGCAGGACTTCCTCTGCTTCATCGGTGGGACTGCTCACAAGCCTATTGCAGACGCTTTCCCGAATCAAGTATCAGTAGAGTTCGGTATTGGATACGGAGCAACCTTTGCGAAGTATCGAGTCTGGGAATCCTATAACTGGATGCACGCTAACTATGCTGGCTACACCAACCCCACCACAATAGATGGCAAGTTCTTTGATGAAGTAATCCCTGGCTACTTTGAGCCAGAGCAGTTTATCTACAAAGAAGACAAAGAGGACTATTACCTCTATATCGGACGTATGATAGACCGCAAAGGTATTCACATAGCCTCTCAGGTATGTGAAGAAATGGGTAAGAAACTTATCCTGGCAGGACCAGGGCAGCCACCCAAGTATGGCGAATACGTGGGCGTGGTAGGCCCAGAGCAACGAGCAGAGTTAATGGCAGGTGCTACTGCACTGCTGGCTCCTACGCTGTACCTAGAACCTTTTGGGAACATTGTGCCAGAGGCACACTTCAGCGGTACCCCGACTATCACCACAGACTGGGGCGCTTTCGTAGAGACCAACATCCACGGCGTCACCGGATACCGATGCCGGATGTTTGATGAGTTCTGTCAGGCGCTAGAAGATGTCAAGACGTTAGACCCGAAGGTCATCAGACAGACCGCGATGGAACGCTACTCACTAGATGTGATAGCACAAAAGTACGACAAGTATTTTAGAAGACTACAGACCCTATGGAATAAAGGCTGGTACGAAAGGTAACTATGGCAACCCTATCCGATATGATAGATGAAGTACGGTCATCCCTTGCTGGATACACACTTCGTCAAGACCGCATCACCTATCTTAATGCTGCCATCAACACCACGCAGACTGCTATCCAGGTAGGTAACAGCGCCAACCTTGCCAAGGGTATTATCGAGATTGATGATGAACTCATCTGGATTGATAACTTCAACAAGACCAACAGCACGCTCAATGCGGCTCCTGGCTTTGGTCGTGGCTATCAGAATACCAGCCCTGCACCACACTCACAATACGCACAAGTCGTATTAAGTCCGACATTTCCACGCACTATTATCAAACAGGCTATCAACGACACTATCAACAGTGTCTATCCTAATCTCTTTGCTGTCTATAACACGACCTTTACTTTCAACGCAGCGCAGACAACCTACCCACTGCCGGATGACCTAGAGGATATTCTCTATATGTCTTGGCAGACCACTGGTTCCTCAGAGGAATGGTTGCCTATCAACCGCTGGCGTCTAGATTCTATGGCAGATACTGCAACCTTTAATACGGTCAATACAGTCAACCTATACGAGAACATCCAACCTGGTCGTACTGTCAAGGTCTGGTACACCGCAGCACCAGCAAACCTTACGTCATCTACCGATGACTTCGCTGGCGTATCCGGATTGCCATATACCTGTCGTGATGTCATTACTTTGGGTGCATCCTACAAACTACTCTCGTATGTTGATGCCGGTCGTATCAATCTTACCTCTGCTGAGGCAGACCTCAACGATACCAAGATTCCATCCACCGCTGGTGCAAGTTCATCCCGATACATCTATGCGCTTTACCAACAACGCCTGCAAGAAGAGGCGCTCAAGATTCAAGACAAGTATCCCATCCGTCTCCACTACACAAAGTAAGGTAAACAATGGTACGTAAATACTCTACAATTAGCGTTGAGACTACGCTTGCATCGAGCATTGACTCTAGCCAAACCTCTATGGTTGTGGCTTCTGCCGCTGCTGCAACAACCCTTATGGGTGGCCAATCCCTTACTGCTGGAGATACCTTTGCGGTTGCCATTGACCCAGAGACATCATCTGAGGAAATTGTTTACATTACCGCAGACCCATCGGGGGCTACCTTTACTATTCAACGAGCACAGGCTGGTTCTGCTGGTATTGCTCATACTGCTGGAGCCACCGTTCAACACGTCTTTACTGGTAATGATGCTCAGCACTTTGAAGATATTGTTACAGTTGCCTTAACGCCATCTAACAGTGCTACGGTAACTAACAAGAATCTCTCTAGCGCAACCAACACTTTCCCATCATCGTTGGCTACCTTGACTGGTACCCAAACTTTGACCAATAAAACTCTTACCACTCCGGTAGTTAATAATGCACGGCTTAAATCCCCAGAAGAGTTGACATCGGTGTCTGCTACCGCAGCAACCGGAACTATCAACTTTGATGCCAATACCCAGTCAGACGTGTACTATACCACCAATGCCTCAGCAAACTGGACTCTCAATGTCCGAGGAGACGCAAGCACAACCCTATCTTCAATGCTGGCTGTTGGTGATTCCATCACTGTTACCTTCAAGGTAACTCAAGGCGCAACTGCTTATTACCAAACAGCGTTCCAGATTGACGGCTCGGCCGTTACGCCTAAGTGGCAAGGTGGTTTAGCACCTACGGGTGGTAACGCTAGTTCAGTAGATGTCTACACCTTCAACATTGTCAAGACAGCAGCAACGCCAACCTACACAGTATTTGCCAGCCAGACCAAATTCGTCTAAAGGATACTAATGCCTATTACGTCATCGTTTAGTGGGGCAAGCGCAAGAGCGCTTGGGCTTACTTCATCCGGATATACCGCAGTAGGTAATGGGTACTGGATAAACAGAACAAACAAAGCAAGTACAAATGTTTGGTCATACCCAAAATCTATGGCGGTGGATTCTAGCGGGAATATGTATTATGCAGGATATAGTTACGCATACCCTGGAGGAACTGACTACTCTCAAAACATAGTAAAATATAGTTCTAGCGGTGAAGTTGTATGGCAACGTAAGATTGACACATCAGGAATAAACGATGTGGCGTATTCAGTATCCGTTGATTCATCTGGAAATGTCTACGTATTTGGTTTTGGTAATGCCAATACCTATGGTACTTATATTAAGTACAATTCGTCTGGCTCTATACAGTGGCAGAAAAGACTTTCAGATTCATTCATCTATGTATTACCTATCGATTCAGCAATAGATTCATCTGGCAATTTGTACATTGCTGGACAAACCTACAATAATAGTACAAATAACTACGATGCCTTAGTGATGAAATTCGATTCATCAGGAAGCATTACCTGGCAAAGAAGAGTCTATACAAATAATGCTGACCTCTTTACTGGTATTGCTTTAGACTCTTCTTCCAACGTATACCTCTGTGGTATAACAGTAAGAACAGGGTCGCAAAATAAAGGTATTGTTTTTAAGTATAACTCCTCCGGTAGTCTTCAATGGCAACGCGAGTTTTCTTCCGTTGATACAGTTGACTCACAGGGAATTGTTTGCGATAGCGCTGGTGCCATTTATGTAGCATCCTATTACACAGACGCTAGTGGTGGGACTAAATTTGGTTCTGTCATTAAATATAATTCGTCGGGAGTTTTACAATGGCAGACAAAGACAACATATCTTGCCTACCCAGTAAGCGCTAGTGGTAGTGCCATAAACTCACAGTCTATAGCAATAGATTCTTCGGATAACCTATATGTTATTTCTCCCAGTTTACAATACACCACATCTGGTGGTATTACCTACGGAAGCCCAAACCTCATTCAAAAGTTTAATTCGAGCGGAACAGAACAATGGGCGAGAAACTTCAATCTCAATAACTATATTGGTGCTGCAGCATCAACTGTTGCTATCAATGGTTCTGATTTTTATATTTTATTTGCTACTTCTTTTGGTGCAGAAACTTCATTGATTGGGGCAAAACTCCCTACAGATGGCGGAAAGACTGGAAACTACAGCGTTGGTCCAGTAAATATAACCTATAACACAGTTACTACAACAGTAACTTCTGGAACTCTGACCGATGCTTCTGGTGGTATGACAGATACTGCTGGAGGAATATCCTCATCAACTGCAACATTAACAGATTCAGCAAATGACCTTACTGTAACAGTTCGTGACTAATGAGTTTACTTACTGGTAATTGCACCACAGAAAACCTACCTACCTGGGAAGACTGGGTAGACCCGACAGACCCATCGAAGGAGAAGCGTGGCATACGGCAGCGACATCACCGAAGCCGGTGAATATAAGAACATAGCCTTTGCTCTGTCTAACCCAGTATCGGCATCTAGTTACACACTGACTGACTTTAACTATGACGTCTCCATCAACACAATGCCGTTCTTCTTGATGACATCTGATAACTCTCCTTATCGTAGAGTAACTGCACAGTACCGCAAAGACCAGTACGACCAGACCCGTGAGGCTGGTGAGCAGTCGCTCACTGGTTGGTGGTTTAGAAGCCAGTCATCATTCCATCTGGGTCAAGGCATCAAATACTTTGAGCCTGCACAAGATGAAGGGCTACGCTTTCAGTACACCGAGTCCAAAGGACTCGACGTCTGGACAAAGGGACAAGCAACACTTCTGCGTTCTAGCGCTACCACACATCACACTACTGGTGAGTTCCACAGCAACGGTCGTCCTTATCAATACCTTCGGGCTATTCGCTTTACCCAGAATAGCAATACTTATGATGGATGTTTACTACACGACTACTACGACATTGATAAAGTATTTCCTACTATCACTAACTCTATTACCAATAAAGCGTTAACATCAAACGTTGCCACACTCACCACTGCTGTAGTCCACGGACTATGTGTAGGTATGGAGATAGTTATTACTGGAGTGGATGCTACCTTTAATGGTACCTATACCATCACTGGTGTACCTACCACTACCACCTTTACCTATGCTAAGACTGCTGCTGACGTAGCATCTACAGCGGTCAGTCCTGCTGGAACAGCCACCACTAACGTTATTCACTTTGTAGATTACAACTCTGGAACAGATGACCCAGTGTTTGCTGTTTGCGATGACGGAACGACTGCCTATTGGTTGACCAACGACACTGCATCCGGAAAGTTGGAAGTAAACAAGAAGGCTCTTAACGAGCCTGGTTCAACTGCAGCAACGGTAATGTTTACTGCACCTGGAATTACTGTTACTAATGGTGTAATGGAGTTCATTAAAGAGCGTATCGTAATGTGCGCTAACAATAAAGTGTACGAGTTTGCTACCAATGCGGCAGCGTTACCGACAGAACTCTACTCTCATCCAGATAACGGATTCTCTTTTACTAGCATCACTGCTTCCGGAACTGCTATCTACGTGGCAGGATACAATCGTATTCAATCTACGATTACTAAGTTTGTTCTAGATACCGACGGCACTATGCCAACCCTGACCTACGGAACAGTAGCAGCAGAAATGCCAGCCGGTGAAATCATCTATCGCATCTATGAATACCTTGGCTATATGCTCATCGGTACCAACTACGGCATCCGGGTAGCGGTAATTGCAGATGATGGGTCCATCACCTACGGACCGCTAGTGGTAGAGACATCACAACCAACCTATGACTTCTCTGCACGTGACCGATTTGTTTGGGCGGCAACTAGCGTAGAAGGTGAGGCTGGAGTTATCCGCCTTGACCTTGGTAACTTCACTGCCCAATTAGTTCCTGCATACGCTTTTGATTCATATTACCCAGGCTCACCAACATCACACAAGACCACTGCCTGTGCCTTCATCGGACAGACAGACAGGATTGCCTATGCCACTGCCTTTTCTGGGACAGATGGCTATGTCTATATGGAGAACGCCAGCACGCTATTACCTACTGGCTACCTACAAACTGGATATGTTCGATACAACACCCTTGAAGATAAGATATTTAAGTTCATCAATCCTCGGGTAGATACCACCAACGGTGCAGTATCAGTTATCTCTATCGATGCAGATGGCAACGAGTATGCAATCGGTGGTGCTGCACAGAACACACCTACCCAGGAGTACGGAATCCCATATCCTCTTGGACCACAAGAGTACGTAGGTTTCAAGTTTACCGTTAGCCGTTCTACATCTAACACATCGTTGGGTCCAGTATTTACTGGATACCAAATCAAGGCGCTGCCTGCTGTACCACGTCAACGTTTGATTCAACTACCTATTGCCTGCTATGACCGCGAGAGCGATTCATTAGGCAACGAGGTGGGTTATGAAGGACGAGCCTTTGACAGGCTCACACAACTGGAGCAGATAGAAAGTTCTGGAGATACCGTACGTATCGAAGACTTTAGAACCGGAGAGGTTGTCATTGCTCTCATTGAAGAAATGGATTTCCGCAACGTAGCACCAAGCGACAAACGCTTTACAGGTTACGGCGGATTGCTACTCGTCACCGCACGTACCGTATAAGGAGAACAAATGTCCCCTGCTGATTGGGCTGGTTTAGCCGTATCTATCATCACTATTGTCAGTGGATTTGCTATGGCTGTTAAATGGTTGGTGAAACATTACCTATCAGAACTTCGCCCGAATGGGGGCAGTAGTCTCAAAGACTCCGTCAATAGATTGGAACGACAAATTGAAGAAATCTACCGAATCCTGTTGGAGAGAAAATGATTCCATTGGCCAGAGTTGCACAACCAGCGGCTATTGCTGTACTCAGACAAGCGACAGCACTACGGCCGAAGCGTAAGAAAACATCAGATGGTTTGCTCCCATCCAAGGCGCACATCCATCAGAATCCTAACTCAGACCACAACTCCGGGTTTGCTTGCGACTTAACGCACGACCCAGAGAATGGCATTGACTGCCACGAAATCTTTAACAAGTTAAAGGAAGACGGACGGGTCAAGTATTTAATTTTTAGTGGAAAGATTTGGTCGCCAGATAAGGGAGAGCGTAAGTACGAGGGGTCCAATGGACACTACAAGCACTTGCATATCTCCATCAAAGACGCCTTTGGTGGTGATACCAGTCCTTGGTTTGCCTGGATGGGTAAGCCTAAGAAAGTGGCTGCTATCAAAGCCAAGGTCAAGAAAGCACCAAAGAAAGAGATAAGCAATGACTAAAGAGAAAGCAATCCAGGTACTCCATTCGTACCTACGAGCAGCAGTAGCGGCAGCAATGGCGCTATACCTAGCCGGAGAGACCGACCCTAAGAAGTTGGGCTATGCGGCACTCGCCGCTGTAGCGGCTCCTGCTATGAAGGCACTAGACAAGAGCGCAAAAGAGTTCGGTCTAGGTTCTTCAATCAAGACACGTAAGAAGGTTGCTAAGAAGAAGTAGGTTCCTGCGAGGCAACTGAGGGCGTCCCTGTAATGGGGGCGCCCTCTTTTTTTATTTCTACGACTTCGTATCCTTCTTGTCCTAGATAATTGATAATAAAGTTCGCCATTACCATCGGCGGGTCAGGTAGTTCTTCACCGTATACTCGCCACAAAATGTTCGCAAGTGTGCTTAAACCCACGGATACCCTCCCCTGTAGGTGAGCCACCTCCAGTGGCTCCCCGCTACCCTTTACTCGCTACGCTCGTATTATACACAGAACCGGATACGACACGCCGTAGCGTGTCATACAGTTGCCTCTGTCAGTCTCTGGATGTACCCTTACTCCTGGAGGAACAATGAACATTATCGAGGAGTTAATCACCGCTCTCCGGAACAAGGACGCGGGCAAAGCCCGTTCTCTACAGCCAGAGATAGGACCATCGGAACTGGGTTCGTGCGCCCGGAAAGTGTACTACCGGCTCAATTCACAGCCGGTCACTAACCACGACGACCTGAAACTTAGCGCCATTATGGGTACTGCCATCCACACAGAGATAGAACAGGCTTTGACACTGGCTGACCCGGAAGGTGAGAAGTTTATGCTGGAGACAGAGGTGGCCTACAACGGGATGAAAGCCCACGTAGACTGCTACATCCCAAGCATCAAGACTATTGTGGACTGGAAGACGGTCAAGGCCAGAACCCTGTCCTACTTCCCTAGCCAGCAGCAACGCTGGCAGGTCCAGACCTACGGGTACCTAATGACACACGGCCGGAAACTACCGGTAGAACACGTCGCATTGGTGGCTATCAGCCGCGATGGGGACGAACGAGATGTGATTATGCACAAGGAGCCATACGATGAGGCTATCGCCTTAGAGGCGCTCCAGTGGCTTGCAGACATCAAGCAGATGGGTGAGCCTCCGGCTCCGGAGAAAGACGCCGTATCGTACTGCAGTAACTTCTGCAAGTATTACGATGCCACCGGCGAGGTCGGATGCGTTGGTCTAAAAAAAGAGAACGCACCTACGGTCTTGATTAAGGAGTTGACCGTAGCCCAACACTCGGAGAAATATCTACAAATCGACAATGAAATTAAAATCTTGACAAAGGAAAAAGAATCACTAAAGTCCCACCTTGAGGGATACACCGGCGTCACAGAGAAAGGTATCCAGATAACCTGGACACCAGTTGCTGGAAGGCGTACAGTAGATTCCGAAGAGGTAGAAAATCTTTTAGGATTCATACCTTACAAAGTAGGAAAAGAATCAATGCGGTTAGAAGTTAAATCAATCAACGAAAACGGAGGAAATACAGATGGCAGCGAATGAATCAACCAAGATTCAGATTAACTTTAAGTGGGAAAAGGATGGCGATATGATTAACATATACGCCACCGATGATGCAGATGCAGCAGCACAACTGCAAGGTCTACAGAATATCATTCCGATTGTCGCACAAACATCACAGATGCTACGTGGAGTAGCAGCGGTTGCCCGTCCAAGCGTTCCGGTTCCAACCGAAGCAACAGCAACTGTCACTCCTATCAAGCCAGCAACACCTACCGCTACTGGAGTAGCACCTGCTTGCGCTCACGGAAATATGAACTGGCGTGAGTGGGATGACCGAGATAACCCAGGCACACGCAAAGGTGGATTCCTCTGCGCTGCACCGAAAGACTTTACTGGGAGAAAGTGTAAGGCTGTTGGTGTTAAGAACGTATAAAGATGCGAGAGCCATCACAGTTCGAGGACCCCGCTTGTAGGGGTCTCGACACAGAGATTTTTTATCCTGACCTATACGAGGCTTTCCAGTACTCAGACTATGCGTTAAGAACTATACGCAACATCTGTGGTGGCTGCGCTCATAGGTCTGAATGTCTGGAGTGGGCAGTACACCACGAAGGATTTGGTATCTGGGCAGGTACTACTGAGCGGCAACGTAGAGAACTACGTAAGCACGCAGGCATTTCACTAAGACTTCCGGAGTATAACCTTGATTGATTTACAAAGAGCGTGGCAAGGCACTCAGGCTAAGGCCGTTCCCTTACCTGATGTCTGGAAAGCGCTCGCCGGTAATCAGATGAAGTTCCGTAGAGGACAAGTCTGTATGGTTGCAGCGCAACCAAATGCTGGTAAGTCAATGTTTGCTCTGGTCTACGCAGCAAAGGCCAACGTACCTACGTTGTTCTTCTCTGCTGATACTGACGCTACGACTGTGGCTCTGCGTTCTGCAGCGCACAAGACACAGCACACACAGATAATGGTGGAAGAGAATCTAGAGTTGACTCCAGAGTTCTATCGCTACCAATTATTGCAAATGAATCATATCCGTTGGGTCTTTGACCCATCACCTACACTGGATGATATTGAGTTAGAGGTAAAGGCTTACGTCGAACTCTTTGGCTATCCTCCAGAACTTATTGTTGTGGATAACCTATCGAATGTCGTTGCTGAGCAAGAGAATGAATGGTCTGGTCTGCGTGCAATTATGACCGAGTTTCACCATCTTGCTCGTACCACTGAGGCGTGCGTACTTGTGCTCCACCATACGTCGGAGCAAAGCGAGTTCGGGAAGGCGGATGCACCTCCACCCCGTCGGGCTATCCACGGCAAGATAAGTCAGTTACCTTCGATGATACTCACACTGGGATTTAATCCTACTGAATCTATCTTGAAGGTTGCTGCAGTAAAGAACAGGTTTGGACCACACTCTGCCGATGGCACGATGTACTCAGAACTGTTCGTTAATTATTCAACCTGCCAAATAGGAGACGCTGACGCACAAGGCAGGGCGTATAGAAACAGCGCCATAGCGGGAGTCGTATAATGAATTGGGAAATCTTTTGGACAGGCATTGCTGTCCTAGCAGTCTATGAAGGAATCAAGTGGGCGCTCAATGCGTTCAATTACTGGCAACTCAAGAAGGACTACGGTTCTATTGAGAACATCCTTGACCGAATCAACAACGAGGACTAATGATTATCGAACTTAGTCAGGAGGAAGTGAGAGTCTGTACGCTGTTGGCTACCGAAAGATGGCTAACAAAGTTTGACTCCGTTGACCGACCTAACTATGCCAAGGGAAAGGCAGAGGGTAGGTTGGAACACGAACTCCTGGCTAACATTCGCGCCAACGTATCGGAGTGGGCAGTTGCAAGGGCTTACTCGTTGTCTTGGAATGTACCGTGGTATCCCAACCGATTGCATCCATTACGCAAGAACCTACCGGATGTGGGTGAGTATGAGGTGCGCACTATCCGCACTGCTACTGCTATTCCTTTTTGGGATAAAGATATGCAGAAGAGAATCTATGGCACTAAGATATTAGATGATAACTATTATTCTCAGGTAGAAATATATGGTTACTTCGAGGCAGGAGAACAACTTGACCGAGCCTATCGGGATGAGTCCATCGGTGGATGGCGTATGCCATTGGAGTATTTGACAAATGACTAACAAGAACGGACGTAAAGGTAGTCTCTTTGAGACTGGCGTAATGAAATGGTTACGTGATAAAGGTGTGATTGCTGAACGTCTGACCAAGGCGGGAGCCAAAGATGAGGGAGACTTGTACTGCATTGTTGCAGGTCAGACCTACATTCTGGAGTTAAAGAACCGGAAGAAAATAGATTTGCCTGCGTTCTGGGAAGAAGCAGTAACGGAGGCGAAGAACTATGCGAAGGCAAGAGGACTAGGGGAAGTCCCTCCTGCCTTCGTTGTAGTAAAGAGACGCAACCACGGGATAGATAAGTCGTGGGTCATTCAGGATTTAGAATCGTGGTTACAGGAGAGGCAGTAATGGGTATCTGTAATAAGTGCAATGAAACTGTGGACTACTGCGATTGCATACCTCAGAAGTATCGTGAACGAATAGCCCGAGAGATTGAAGATTTGCTATGCACCCGTGATGGATGGGCGCGTTGTCCAAGTGCTAATGAAGAACATTGTGAGACTATAAGAGAAGTTACTAAAGCAATTCGAGGAGAATAATATGCCAGTACCACAAGGTGAGATAACAACAACAGAAACTATGAGCGGGTTAGTGCCAGAGCAGGAGGCGAAGACAGATGATAAGTCACTACCGAGTGATGGGCAAGGAGAGAGTGGTGTACAAGACAATACTGATGGCTAACTCACCAGAGGAGGCTAAGCAAAAGTTCTTGGGTATCCTCAAGCGAGGCGACCATAACTCCTATGATATGTACGTATCTGGGATAGAGATTGAAGTGGACCCAGTAGAAGAAGAGGCGTGATGAGTGAGGGATTTCGTAGGGCCAGAGGTAAGGGTAAGTCCGATGCCGGGTCGCTACAGATAATCCCTATCGTCGACCACTATGGCGGAGAGGTGCGAGAGGGTAGGAACGTGAGCGTGCGTTGCTTTCTTCATCCGGATAAGAGACGAAGCGCTGTGATAGATACTATCAACCAGGTTTTTTACTGCCACACCTGCGCTCAGGGTGGCAATGCTATCAATATCGTGATGATTAAAGAGGGAGTAGATAAGCGTGATGCCTACAAAATCGCAACAGGAATTATTGAAAGGGCTGGCCTCACGTTACCACGCGGCGCTGCAGGAAAGTCCCGAGGCAATAGCATATCTCGTAGGACGTGGACTATCTAAGGAGGCGGTCGAGTACGCACAGATTGGTGTCATCACCAACGAGTATGGGCCACACGAATCCTACGCTGGATGGATTTCCATTCCATACATTGTGCTATCAGGTGGAGTAGTGGGCTGGAAGTTCCGGAGATTGCACGAAGGCAATCCGAAGTATGGCTCACCAGCAGGGCAGAAGTCACACCTGTATAACGTGAGAGATTTAGATGTTGAGTCAGATACATTAGTCATCTGTGAGGGAGAGTTCGATACTCTCATCATCTCTCAGGTGTTACAGATACCTGCGGTAGGTTGCCCTGGTGTAGCCAGTTGGAAAGAACACTTCCCTCGTTTAGTGCAAGGCAGAGAGCGTGTGTTGATTGTCGGAGACAATGACGACAAGACAGATGGCTCCAATCCTGGACAAGACTTCGCTCGGCGTGTCGCACAGGAAGTACCTAACGCACAAATAGTACAATTACCATCTGGTATGGACATCACGGACTGTTACCTAGCGGAGGGACCGGACAAACTGCGTGAACGATTGGCCCTCTAATGGAAAGAGAAACGATGGACAGCGTGATTTATATCTTGAATGGGTTAGGGTTTCGTGTAGTGGAGATAGATATGGAGCGTGGGAGAGTATGGATAGAGATACCACCAGTACGCCACTAGCAGACCACCCGGCTGTTGTGGCTTACCGCAAAGGCGTAAGCACTGAGGACCTTGTGTCCTTCATAGAATCTTTTGCCTCCCTCCGAGCCAGCCGTGTGCGTGGTGTGGGTGCGACACAGTACGCACACGCAACTGGCCAGAGGTTTGAGCAATACTCTTTGGATGACACCATTCGGGAGTTGGTTGAGGAGTTAGCAGATGCCAGCAATTACCTGGACTTTCTTGCTATCAGGATACTCAGCCTATCTCCCACTATCAAGGAGTCGATTATAGATTGTGACTAGAATCCTTCCAGATGGCGTAGACGAGTTGGTGAAAGAGAGAGCGGCAGTAGTACATAGAAGGT